AAGAGCCTGCTGGCCGACGAATGGAGTCGAGAACGGCACCACGGCCCCAGGGTTACGAGCCCGGATAATCGCCCCCGTCTCGTTGTTCATCACGTCATCGAGGTTTACCTGACCCTCGACAACGAGCGTGCGCGGATGGATCGACTGGGCAAGGCTGTCCAGCGTGTTCCGCATAATGGACGATTTGATCAGCTGCAGGTCCATGGTCTGGTCGGCTATGGACTTGCCAAAGATCGTGTGCGGGGTCGGGTCTGGTTCCAAAATCGCAAACGGGGCGTACTGGACCACTTCGTCGTGCAGGATGTAGGAGCCGTTGCCGACCGTGCAAACCTTATGAAGCTCAGCGATTCCGTCGCCGTCCTTGTCTACCCGGATGTAGCTCTCTACGTAGAACACCTTGTCGGTGGTCTCGTCCGTCGTGCTGGTGATACCGAAGAAAGACTGGTCGGCAGGGTTTCTGGTGATCACCTCGCCGTTCATCTCAAAGCCGCCCGTGCCGGCGTTCATCTCAATCGTCTCGCGGTCATAGCCCATGGCCACGAGCTCTGAGATTGTGGCAAGTTTGCGGCGGCCAATATAGATCGCGTCCTCAAGGCTGGAGGCCTCGTTATCGATCAAAAACTGCTCAGGCGGAACACACTCGACCACATATCGCGGCGTGGTACGGATGCGGCGGATCGACATTGAGATGTTCTGGACGCCGGTAACGAGATCCGTCTCCTCCATGTACGAATCAACCTCAACGTCGGGGTCATTCATAATGAGGGCGGCTTCGGGCTGCGACAGGCCGGAATATGAGTAATATTCGACAGCCTCTTCATCGACCTTGTACCAGGTCAGGATGCCGGTCTTAAGGATCAAGGCATCCTTCATGGCGTCGTGCAGGATGCGGAACCCGTTATTCTCCTGCATGAAAATGTAGTTGATCAGGTCTGTGGCCTGCTCCGCCGCAGCGACATCTTCGGCGGACTTGGGCACGAACTCCAGAACCTTGTCGCCGCCCGTGAAGATTCTCAGGAGCGACGGGAGCATGGCCAGAACGGTGTCGCGGACCTCGGTCATTACAACCTGAGAGCGACCGTCTTCCTCGTTTCCAAACGGCTCGGCGAGGTAGTAGGCCATGGCCCGCTCGCGCTCTGGGGCCAGATAGCTGTCGATGTAGGTCTGGGAATCCTCAATGGCTTGGAAGACGATATAGCGGAACTCTTCCTCGCTCATGGGCTCGTAGTCAGGGTTGCCGTAGCTTTCGCCCGTGACAAAGCCGGTCTCGTCGTTGTAGGAGGAATCGGTCACGCCGTCGGCGGAAATCGGAATCAGGTCTGGGTTATATCGACCTGGAGTAATACCGCGCATCGCCATGGCCTAGCCTTTCTTTCTCACACGCCACCATTGCCAGCCATTTTCCGAGCCGGTTTCGTAGGTTGAGAATATGTCGTCTACCGCTCTTTTTACACCCTCCATGGGTAGATCGTCGCCACCCATAACACCGTTTGGCTTCAGTTTTGGCCACCAAGCCTCAATATCCGCCTTCACATCCTCATATTCGTGCCCTGCATCGACCCAGATGAAGTCCACGCTGTTGGCGTCGAACATCTCCGCGGCCTTCACGGTCGGCATTCTGTAGATGCTGTGGGCTATGCCGGCGCGGGCCAGGTTCTTGTTGAAGATATCGAAGACAACCTCCAACTCAGGGTCCGCCCTGTGGTCAGCCTCGTTAGACCCGCCCCAATGGTCTACGAAATTGAGCTTCACGTCCTTGCCAGAATTGACGACCTCGACTGCCAGAAAGCACGACGAGCGCCCCTTCCAGCAGCCGAGTTCGACAAAGACAAACCCATCCTTGGCCTCTCGAACCGCATCGCGATACGGCCCCTCAAAGTTGAACCAGCCCTGGATGTCCATGTAATAATGATTCACTTCTTTTTGGTCTTTCCGGCTTCGGACATAGCGATTGCCATGGCCTGCTGTTGGGACTTCACGACGGGGCCCTTCTTGGACCCGGAGTGAAGTTTCCCTGCCTTATACTCTCCCATCACCTTCCCGATCTTTTTATCGGCCTTGGTCATCTTAGCCATCTTTGTCCTCCATAAATTCCGCAGTGTGCTCGTGCATGTACTCAAACGTGCCAATGTGCCTGATCATCTTTGAGGTGTCGTGGTCTACATAGACCTCCCCGCCACCCTTCGTCACAAGATCGCAGAAGAACATGTCCTCTCCGCACCACATTCGCACATTAGCGTCGTAGTGAATCTGGAACCAAGGCTGAGGGAGATTAGCGACATCGCGCAGGCGAATCAGCATCACTCCCATGCCGATCGCGGCTACAGGCTCAATGCCTGTTTTGTTTACCGAGTAAACGTATTTAATCTTCTTAAAGTCGTAGAACGCGACAGGCTTCGGGGGCAATCGTCTCTGCGAATAGTTGCACGCCACGACCGCCTTGTTGTGCGCTAGAAGCTTCTCGATGATGTTTGGCGGAAACCGCATGTCGCTGTCTAGAAACAGGACATATTCAAACCCATCGGCCAATGCTTTAGACATAAGCTTCTGTCTCTGGTCCGCGATCAGCGTCCCGCTGTTCATGCTGATCGAAAACTTTACTCCCGGCTCGATGAGTGAATACCACCGAGCCGAGAGCATAGCTAAATCGTAGGCAAACCCGGTGTTAACTGTATCCCTGGCCGGGACGCATATCGCCACGCTCGTCTTCATATTCATCTTCCCCTTCCTCGTTTTCGTACTCTTCTTCTTCCTCGTCTTCCTCGTCTTCCTCGTCTTCCTCGTCCTCAATCGGGCCGCCGACTATCCACGCCGCGCAGGTTCGCTTTCCAGCACACTTGAAGTCGAAGATTTCGCAGAAGCCCATGTCGCCTGCGTCGATGACCTCCATGGCGTCCTCAGATCGATCCTCGGACAAGCCCTCCTCAATGCACTTCAGCATTTCAGACGTGACATTAAACGCCGCGCAGTTGCCGCAACGCATCGTCTTAGCTTCTTCTGACGGGACATCCCAGCGCGCAGCCATACGACGCCAATACTGCTCGTTAGGCTCCTCAGGGTTCATCGGGCCGTAGTCAGCCTTATCAATGGCCTTCCCACGGTTTTGCAAATTTATCGTAAGGTCTTTCGTTGCGATCGGGCACTTCATTTATTTCTTCCTTCCCGCACGCATATTGTCGACCAGATTTGGGTAAGGACGACCAGCGGCTTTTGCCATAGATTTCGCGGAATCCTTCTGGCTCGGCGACATCTTCTTGTCGCTCTTCGTCGGGTCTTTCCAGTCGCGTCGGCTTACCTTTTTCATCTCGCTCCGGGCCCGGCATGTTACCCATACGCGCCAAGAATGACGCGCGACGAGGATTGTCTCCAGCTTTTACCGGAGCCTTCAAATTCATACCCTCGGCTTTAGCCGACGCACGACCCTTCGCATTTAAACCGCCCTTTGGGTTCTTCCCTTCGGCGCGCTGCCATGCGGGCGTCTTAGCCATTAACCACCTCCTAAAAGGCCCGCATCGTCGCGGCGCTTCTTCAAAAACACATCCTCCGGTTTTAACCCAAGCTCACGCGCGGACCAGAGTATTTGGCGGTATTTGCCGTCGTATAGAAAATCATTGTTTTTCTGTAACTCCGATAGCGCGGTATCTACGGCTTCTGGTTTCGTCGGCCATTTAGGCGTGTAGGAGTTTTTAGCCCGGTCATTATGCAAAGAGACAAGCGACCACAAATTAGGATCGTCTGTGACAGTCGGTTCTGGTCCAGTGCCGCTGCCCGGCTGTGTGATCCTGATAGCGCCAGCGTCTATGAGCTTTTTAAAGTTCAACGGCTGATACTGCATCCGGCGCGACAGGTCGCCAAAAGCCTCATCCGGCAAATCCGCCGGAATGTATTGGTCCCAACCACTGGATAGAAGACCGCTCATTTTAGTCCCACGTAGGAGTATCAGGCGGGAGCCTATTGCCTTTTGCCTGATTTTTATCAGCCCGCATTATACACAAATTCCATGGGACATGCATACCGCAGAAGTTCTCTCCACCAAGCGGATGTATGTGATCGACGTGGTGCGGGAAGCCTGTCATGTCGGTCTGGCGTCTGGCCTCTGCGTAAAGCTTCCTCATCTGGGCTTTCATATCAGCGTCAACCCAAGGAGGTGTAGCCCTACGTTTTCTAGCCCTCCGTTCAGCAGTCCTAGCCGACCACTTGTGCCTGTCCCTCCGCGCCCGATCTCGACCCCTCTTGCGCAGCTTCTCCAAATACTCAGGATCTTGCCGCGCCTTTTTCATCCACCTTTTATTCGCTGCTAGCTTCTGGGCATTCCCGCGGAGCCTTTCGCGCGTTTTCTCTCTTACGTCTGGCCTGCGATCGTATTGCCTTTTGTGCTCTGATTTGCACGGCATGCAGTGATGGGATCTCGTCGCCCGAATAGTGCCCAAACACTTCTGGCAAGGACTCCCATAAAATAGCCGCAAACCGCGCTCGAGAGCGTCCTTGCGATCCTTACCTATCTCAGACGATTCCACCAAGATTTCTGCGTATCGGCTTACCAGGTTTCCATGCCGACCCTCTACCACCAACCAAAGCCGCTGTCCCAGCAAAGGTCAAACACAGACTGTCGGCAAGGTCAGGAGATCGCATCCCGCGCTTGCGCATCGAATCCTTGGATTCCACGACGACCTTACCATTAGACGTAAACGCATATTTGGGAGCCACAAGCTCGTGGCGCAGCGTTTCATTCCTCGGCAGCTTCACAGATCGAGTCGCCAGCCAGTCCTTCACAGCCATCCACAATTCGTCCCGAAGCTTATTCGCGTTCGGGTTCATCGCAGAAGACTCGGACACGTTCACGTCTCGCACGTTAAAGCCCATTTCACGAAGACGATCAGCCACGCCTGACCCAAGGGGTCTGCATAAGATCCAAACCGCCCGAGCTTTTAACATCAACGACCACGTTCCCCCGCCGCTTGCACAGAGCCGTCCGGTCAGTCCCGTATCGAGCCACGTCTAAGCCGTAGACCATCTCCTCGTTCCCCGCGCTCACGTCACGGTCGAAAGCAGAATCAACAAGATCAGCAGGAATAAGAGTGTCATCGTCGGCAAGAGCGAACTCACCAAGAACACGGATGCGATAAGCATTAGACGTGTCGCCATAGGTTGCCTTGATCTGCTTGATGAAGTCCGCGCTGACTAACGGATTGTTCAGGCAGGACACATGCAGCCGATACCAGTCAGACGCGAGCTCGTGGTGTGTCTTGTAAAATAGTCCTGAGTTTCGGGTCGGGTTGGAGATCAGGATAGTCGTGGCCGAGTGACCCGACATCGAGCCCGCCGCAGCCTCGTAAACAGCCTCAGGGATGGCGCTCGCCTCGTCCACCACCAGAAGAACATTCTCAGAGTGAACACCCGCCAGGGCTTCTGGGCGCTCAGCAGAAGACGTTCTAGCCGATATGAAGCTCGACTCAGGCGCAGACTTCAAAATCACACGATCGGCGAACACTTCAAACAGATCCCGCAGCGCCGGCGGGAGCTTGTTGACCCACATCTTGAGCTCGGCGAACAGGGCGTCGAACAGCTGAGAAGCCGTCGGGGCCGTCATGATCGTCTTCTGCGGGTATCTAGTTAAGGCGAAGATAATGATGGCCCACGAGCAGCCTGTCGTTTTTCCGACGCCGTGGCCAGCCCTGACGGAAATCCGACGATAGCCACGAGCCAC